ATTTTTCCCTGCGCGTTGTTGTCCGGCCGCGCCCCCGGGCGGCTCTATTTCTTCCCGCGCCGATGGCGGCAGAACGGGCATTCCCTGAGCTTGCTGACGGTTCCGCAGACGGGGCAAGCCTTGGGAGACAGTCCGTCGCTGAGGTGGGCCATTTTACACGCGCCGTTGATTTGGGCGAAGTTTTTTTGTTTGCGGGGCTTCGGAGCTTCATCCGACATGGCGTTCCGCCTCGTTGTTGATGGCTTCCAATGCGGTACAGACGAGATGCGCCAGACCTGAGAATGCATCGTCCTGAAGGTTCAATTCGGGGAAGAACTCCACATCGATGCTGAGGGTATTTTCCTTTGGCGTTTCGGAAATGGTGATGGTGGCGCGGCGGGGGTCGGTATTGTTCATTGCTGTTCCTCCGAGGTCACGTCGATCACGTCGTCATCACCGGGCGAGACGGAGACGGGCTTTTCAAGAAAGGATCCTTGCCGTTCCTCGGCGGTCATCGGGCGGCGCAGGACTTCGCGGTAAGGTTCTGTGGATTCAACCCAGACCATTTCGCACTTGTCCCAATCCTTCAGGAGATCACAGTGAACCTCCCGTTCTTCCTTGCCGTCGCGGTAGTGTTTTGAGGCGGTTTGGGCGATCTTCTCCTGCGTTTCGATGAGGCGCTTGTAGTGCTTGCGTTCGGCATCAAGTGCGGCCTCGTATTCCTCGATTTTCGCCAGCGCGTCGGCCATTTCCTGTCCGTATTCCAGCCGCTCGGCATCGGTCAGCGGTTCGGAGACAGTGATGGTTTCCTCGCGCACATAGGTCATATTCGGGCCGATGGGACGGGCGTTGGTAGCGATGATGGCTATTTCTTGGCTCATGGCTTCTCCTTTGGGCCGGGTATGAAGCCCCCGGCGAGGCTTTTATGGTGATGCCCCGGAAGGGGTGGTTAGGGTTATTCGGCCCACGCCGGGCATCCGGCGCGCTGTTCGCAGTCGGAGCACGTCCAGTCGCTGACCTGCGTTTCGGTTTTCGGACAGGTGATCATGTTGGCGGCGGGGGCGGGTTGCGCTTCCGGCTGCGCGGGTACTTCCGGGGCGTCCTGTTGCGCTCCGTTCCGCATGGCTTCGGCGGCAAGTTGCTTGGCCTTTTCACACTGCGCAGTGGTCCAGTTGCGGGCATAGGCGTTCACCAGTTTTTCGACGTCCTCAAGAGGGTTGCCCGTGGCCAGCCATGCGTCCGCGGCTTCTTTGCGTCGGGCTTCCATTTCTGCGTTGGTGGGGCGGCTACGCTTGGACGGGGTATCCTTATCCTGCGCTTCTTCCTTCATTTCCTGCACGGATACGCGATATGTCCCGTCTTCGGCGGGTTCGAGATCATACGTGTCCTGCACTTCTTCGGCGGTCTTCAAGCCCATGGCGATTTCCGGGGCATAGGCCCGGACGAACCACGACGCCGCCCGGTAACGGAGCATCAGTTCCGGCATGGACTGCCACTTGCTCCCGTTCTTGCCGTACCAGCCTTCCTTTTTGGCAAGCCCAATAGTGATGAGCGGGCCGGTCAGCTTTTCCCCCGTAGCGAGTTCGGTAGCCACGGCGCGACATCCCCATTCATCCTTGCCTTCCTCGCCCTGAAATTCGTAGCGGATGGACGTAAACCGACCGCATTGATTGAGGGTGGCGATCAGGAATTGTGCGGACCATGCGGGGCGGCCATGCACGATATAGAGGTTCTGGCAGACCATGAGCGGGTTGGCCCCCATGCGCAGGGCCATGTCCACGGCGATCACGCAGTTGGGGAGGTTCCCTTGGAACTGCTGCGGCACGATGTTGGAGGCCGCAAACAGTTTGGCCGTGCGCTGGATGAGGTCGAAACCGCCCACCGTATCGAAGCCCGCCTTGATGGAAGGGTCGAGGGGCGGCACGGGCTTCTTCAATTCGGAAAGCGTGGTTGTCTGTGGCTGTTGGCTCATGGGTTATCGTCTCCATTTGCAGGTGTTGAAGATGGGGCAGTATTTTTCCCCGCACCCGTTGGAGCGGGGATTGCCGTAAAAG